TCGGGGCGCGCGGGCGCAGTGACCACCTGAACCTTGACGAACTGGCGCGATAGCGCCGGTTCCCTTCCACCAGATCGGCACCGTGGCAATGCGGTGCCGATTAGCGGAGGCGATCATGCCCAGCACCACCTACACCATCACCCGCGACGACGAAGATATCGACCTCGAAATCGAATACACCGTCGCGCCCTACGACCCAGGCAACAGCTACGGCCCTCCCGAACATTGCGAACCGCCATCGGGCGGCGAGATCGAGACGATGGACGTGCTTGTTGATGGCAAGCCCTTCGCCCTCACCGACGAGGAACAGGCTCAGGTCGATCAGCACATCTACGACACTCACGACTATTCCGATGATGATTATTACGAGGATTGACCGATGAACCAGTTCGTCACCGTTGAAGGCCGCACGCTCAGGAAGGCCATGAAACTCGTCTCGGCAGCGATCGAGCGCCGCAACGCCTATCCCATCCTCGGCAATGTTCGCATGGCGCTCGACAAGAGCGGCCTGCACCTGACCGGGACCAATCTTGATGTCGAGATCACCGCCCACATCGACGTGATCGACGGTAATGGTGAATGGGTTTTGCTGATCGACGCGGGGACGATCGACAGCATCGCCGCCGTGGCAGGCGTCATGCCCATAAAGATCGAGCGCATAACCGGCGACAGCATCGACGCGCACATCACCCTTGGCGACGGCGGCGCGTTCTACCGCATTCCCAGCACGATCGACCCGGACGGCTGGCCTGAATTGAAAGGCAAGCGCGCGAAGCAGATCGAGAATTTCACCAATGGCATGTTGGCCGTCACGCTCAACAAGGTCGCATGGGCGATATCGAACGAGGAAACGCGGTACTATCTCAATGGTGTTTGCTGGCAGATTGGCCCGGACGGCAGGCGGATGGTGGCGACTGACGGCCACCGCTTAGGGCTGTGCCGCTATAGCCCGGACAACGCCAAGGAGCCCATCAACCGGATCATCCCGCGCCAGACGGTCGGTATCATTGCCGCGCACCTGAGCGGTGAGGACGTGACCGTTTTCGCCACCGACAACGAATTGGTCATTGAGTTCGTGACGGCAGACGCCGTGATCCGCACGAAGTTGATCGACGGATCGTTCCCCGATGTGAACCGCGTGATCCCGCAGAAAGACAAGCTGGCGTTCCGGCTCGACCTCAAGCGTCAGGAACTCGTGACCGCGATCGACCAGGCGATGGCCATTGGCCGCACCCGCAAGTTCGACGGGCGCGCGATCCGCTTCTTTGACAAGGATGGCCGCGTTGCGCTTGAGCGCAAATCTCCCGACTTTGGCACCGCGCACGTCACCATGTCCTCGAAGTGGTTCAGCGGCGCGAAGGAATTCGGCTTCAACGCCTCCTATCTTCGCCAGATGGTCGCACCGTGCCAGGGCGATGTTGAAATCGCCGCGATCGACGCCGGATCGCCGTTCATGATCAGCGACGAGGACGAGAGCATGACCCGCGTGATCATGCCCATGAGGGTCTAGCGCCATGACGCCCTACGCATCCGTCGCGCTGTTCCGGCGCGACGGCAAGGTCACATTCAAGGCCCCGCGCAAAGAGCGCCCCCAGGACGCGACCCAGGCGCGCAAGGCGGCGATCCGGTTCTGGCGCGGAAATCTCAATGAGGATGACCGGCTGCTTAAGGTCATCGTGCTTCGCGAGAGCGATGGCGTTCTGGAAATCAGCGAGCGCGGGCCAGGGCGGCAGCACGATCGCGCATGGGTGGAATACCGCAGCGATATCGCCACCGCCGCCAGAGAGCCGCACCTTGCCGCCTGCATCCGCGAACTGGGCATCAGCGCCGAGGGCGCACCACCGGCCATGCCGGACGTGCTGGTCATCAACGGCGTCACCTATCGGAGAGACATATGAGCGATCGAGCGCCGCTAGCGACAACGATGGTCGGCATCCACACCGATTATCGTGGAGATCACGAAATCGAATTTACCGGCCCCGCCGACGATCCCGCACGCATCTGCAAAGCGGCGGTGGCGGCGTTCCAGCGCGAGCATCCCGACTGGCCAGTCCTATCGGCCAGCATCAGCGTGGACGTAGGCGAGCCCGGTGAGCCCCAGGTTATGGGCCGGACCTGGCTGGTGGCCGAAGGCCGCTGGTATGACGACACTCCAGAGAACTTCCCGGCAGCGCAATGAACACCGCCTTTCTTCTCATGGCCCAGTACAACGGCGCGGCGGTCATCACCGTCGAGCAGGTATGCCGCGACTATTTCCAGCACATGCAACCCGACTATTTCGTGCGGCAGGTGACGGCGGGCAAGATCGGCCTGCCGCTGATCCAGATCGACGCGACAAGCAACAAATCGACACGCGGCGTTCATGTCGCGGACCTGGCCGCGTGGATAGATGATCGCCGCGCAGCGGCTCAGAAAGAGTGCAAGCTGCTGACTGGAAAATAGCGCGGGATACACATCGGGATCACAAGGCCAAAAATCAAAAGCCGAACGCCGTTGTTTCTAGCCGCCCGTCGCTCCAGTCGCTCCCATCCATCATGGGGGCTACACTGAAACGCCGAGACGCTGCGACCGCTGATTTCATTGTATTTTCTTCATAAATTTGTTGCGTCTGTTGCGCATCATGTTGCGTGATGTTGCGTTATCGACCATATGCAACGAGGTTTTCGACGGAGTAGGATCACAAAGTAACACCGCATAGGGCTTTGTGATACTCATGGGAACCATCGTCGCCAGACCTCGAAAGAACAACACCACCGCCTATATGGCGAAGATCGTCCGCAAAAGCGAGGGCAAGGTGATCTATCGAGAGACGGCGACATTCGATCGCCGCGCCGCCGCCGTGTCATGGCTGGCCCGCCGTGAGCACGAACTTGACCAGCCCGGAGCACTGGAGCGCGCCCAGCGAACTGAACACACGCTTGCCGACGCGATCGACAAATACGTTGCCGAGGCCGGGGACATAGGGCGGACCAAGGCCCAGGTGCTCAAGGCGATCAAGGGTTACGACATCGCCAATATGACATGCGACAAGATCGGCTCCCACGATATCGTGACCCTAGCTCAACAGCTATCCGTCAAGCGGAAACCGCAGACCGTGGCGAACTACCTTTCCCACCTTGGCGCGGTCTTTGCGATCGCGCGACCGGCTTGGAGTATGCCGCTGGACGAAAGGGCGATGCAAGATGCTTTCAAGGTCACGCGGCGTCTCAAATTGACCGGCAAGAGCAAGGAGCGCGACAGGAGGCCGACGCTGGACGAACTCGACAAGCTGATGACGCACTTCACCCGCCGTTCAAACCACCGCAGAACGGTCGCCCCGATGCACCGTTTAGTCGCTTTTGCGATTTTCTCGACGCGGAGACAGGAAGAAATTGCCACGATCACTTGGGAGGATTTCGAGGGGGATCGCGTTTTGGTGAGGGATATGAAAAACCCCGGCGACAAGATCGGCAACCATGTGTGGTGTGATCTTGTCCCCGAGGCCGCGCGGATCGTGAAGGCCATGCCGAAAGTCAGTGACCGAATTTTCCCCTACACCGCCGACGCCATATCGGCGGCGTTCACGCGAGCTTGCCAGTTCCTCCAGATCGAGGATTTGCATTTCCATGACTTGCGCCATGATGGAGTGTCGCGGCTTTTTGAAATGGGCTGGAATATACCGCACGTCGCGGCAGTGTCGGGGCACCGCTCCTGGTCATCGTTGAAGCGGTACACCCATATTCGTCAGACCGGCGATAAGTATGCCGACTGGCCTTGGCTCGATCGGATCACGCCTGTTGAATGAACAGATCGGGCGCAGCGCCTTCGGCCACCCGCTCATAGGCGTCGGCGCGAGCTTTGTTCTGGCGTGACTTGATGAACAGCCCAATCGCGACGATCGCAGTCACCACCACGATCGCGGCGATGATCCAGCCATTGGCGTCACCGGCCAGAACCTCAGTTCCCGTGCCACCGCCGCCGACCGCGACCGTCGAGCCCGCGCCCTTATTCTGATTGCCGGACACCTTGCCAGCCGTGTCAGCCTCGCCCTGGAGTTCCTTGACAGCCTGCCCGGAAAGAGCGCCGCCCGCAGCCAGCCACATGGCCACGCCCTTCGCCTCGATATCAGCGATCCGGCGCGACCAGCCGCGCCCGAATACCTTGAAGGTCGAAAGGCCCTGGACGAACGACAGGCGCTTACCGCAGAGCTTTTGCACCACGGCCTTTCCGCTCATCGACGCTACGGCATTGAGCGTGACCGGGCCGATCCTACCGTCCTGGCCGACGCTCGCCACCGATTGCAGGTAGCGCGCAGCGCGAGACGGCCCTGAGTTCACCCCAAAATCGAAAGTCGCGAGATCGACGCCCCACGGAAGAAGCTCGCCATTGACGCCATTCCAATAGTCGTCGCGATAGAATGCGTCGATTTCCGCAGCGGTCCACAGATCGACGCGCTTGGGAGGTAGGCCCATGCGACGGCGATAGTTCGCGCCCGCCGCCGCCGTCACCCCGGCATGGGTGAACCCGCCAGGATCGTCCGGGTGATCGACTGCGCCGCCCTCCCAGACCAGAGTGATCTTTTTGCAATTCGGGTAGTTGCCCCTGGCCATGATCAAACCCTTGTGTTGCGATCTTTGTTGTGACTATGCTGCATAATTGTGATTTTCACAACACCAAGGATCAAGCGGAGAAGGATCAATGACCAAGCACACCGGCCTACCCGTCGCGGGCTACAACGCCCAGTCCGACAGCAACGTCACCCTCGTCAACGAGAACAAGGCGATTGAGGAACGAGTGCTGCGCCAGATCGACAAGCACCGCGAAGCGGGAAGCCAGTTCGATCAGCGCATGGTCGCGCTCGCCAATACCAAAATTCAGGAAGCCTTCATGTGGCTCAATCGCGCGGTGTTCCAGCCGTCGCGGATCGCCCTGCCCGAAGAAGCCATGATCGGGCATGTGGTGGAGAGCCCCGAAGGTCGCGGCACGATCGACGCGGCGTCGGTCCAGCCGGACGGCGAAATGATCTACCGCGTGAACGATCACTGGTTCCCGCTTTCCAGTTTAACAGACGCCTGAGGGGGAACTCCTACCGTCAGCCGATCCGGGCAATGGGACGGAAATCAAGGTCACGATCGTCCGCGCAGAGCGGCACCGCTCCCCCAAAGGCAAGACATGGCTGGCGGTGTAATCGAGATCACCCGGAGAGGGGGTTGCTACCAAGCAGCCCCCTCCTTTTTTACGAACCGCACCTGGTCCGATCCGTCACGACGCTCCCGCGTCATCGACCAGCCGAGCTTTTTCATGATCCTGCCAATGCGCGCGGCATGGCGATAGTCGGCATCCTTGATCGGCACGCCGACGATCTTGAGCACATCGGATTGATAGACGGCGGTGCGCCCGAGCAGTTCGCTGCCGATCGTTTCCATCCAGACATCAACATCGGTGCGCTTCTCTTGCTCCAGTTCGACGGCATCAAGCTCATTCTCCTGGACCCAGTGAGGCACCTTGTTTCGGAACGCCGTCACCGCCTCAGCCCAAAGCTGGTCACGGTCGCGGATCAGCGCTTCAAGATCAATGCGCCCGACCTCGACCGGCCAGAACCGCCGCGCGCCAGTCGGGTCTTTGAGATATGCGTTACCTTCCGGGTTGATCGTTCCGGCCAGGACGACGCGGCGCGGAACCTCGACCACCGATCGGCCATATGGCGGGCGGTATCGGTCGGTTTGGCGCGACAGGAATTTCTTGACGGCGTTCGTTTCGGAGGCGTTGAAGCGGTGCATTTCCGCGACCTCAAGCCCCCACACGCCCTGCAACTCCATCATCGCATCTTTCGAGCCGATATCGGAAAGCTCATCGGTGAAGAATTCTGCCCCGAACAAGTCGCGCAACGCTGTGGATTTCCGCGCGCCTTGCGGGCCTTCCAGGATCGGCATGGTATCGACCTTGACGCCAGGGGCGAGCCCGCGCGCCACCGCCGAAACCAGAAATCTCAGGCCGATCGTGGCGTTGTATTCGCTATCTTCCGTCCCGAGATAATAGCTGAGCCAGCGCCCGATCCGCGCGGTGCCATCCCATTTAAGCCCTTCGAGGTATTCGGTCAGCCGGTCAAATTTCGACTGCTCTGCCACCGTGGCGATCACCGGGGCGATCCCGCTGTTCGTCGGCGTCATGTAAAGGCCCTCCAGCCACATGACCGCGTGCGCGTAATCGCTATCCTGGATCGGTCGCGGTTCCCAGTGCGACGATGATGACGCCCAGGGCGGGCGGCGCATCAGCATGACTTTCATCTTGAATGCGTCGAAGGCAAACACGCCCTTCATCTTCGGGTGATTTTCGAGGAACAGCGCCCAGTTCTTTGTGACCTTGGGCTTAACCCTCCCCTCATCGTTCATCACCAGATCGATCATCCAGGCGTCATCAGCCTGAACCGTTTTCCGGGTTTGAATGCTTGTCACCGTTGCCGGTTGCGCTTGCTCGACCGTCCGCGCTTGCGCCACGGGCCTCGACGGCGCAGCCTGAGCCGATGGACCGGCAGGCGGCTCCCGGCGCTCAGCGGGCTTCTCTGGCGGCGTGGTGGGCTTTGGCGGCTCCCAGGGCTTTACGGTATCGCGCATGAATGCGTCGAGATCGGCCTTTACCCAGCCGTCTCGAACCGCGTCAGCGGCGTCCCACCCCTTTGGTAGCGGCTGGCCGGATTGCCAGTCTGAGAACGAAAGCGTCATTCATATGCCCTGGGGAGTATCATCGGCGCATCGGGATATTCCTCTGCCTTGACCACCGTTCGCAGGCCATCATCGGCCAGATACATCGGCGGGTGATCCTCGTTAACGAACCAGACGTAACCTCCCCCGGTTTTCAGGTGCCACGGCTTATCCGAGGCGGGCAGAGCCCCGACATAGGTGAACTGGATTTCCTTCATGCCGCCGACCTCATCACATCAAGCAACTTCACCGAACAATCCAGCCCGGTCAGCAGGCGCGCAATTTCATGGCCGGTCTTGACCCCTGGATCGTCAGCATCGGGCCAGATCACCACAGATCGACCAGCGAGCGGCGACCAGTCCGCATGAGCAACGCCATGCGTGCCGCCCGCCCACGACACCACAACGCGCCCACTGGCGCGCCGCAGCGCATCGGCGCACTTCTCGCCCTCGACAACGATGACCTGGCCGTCGCGCAGCTTCTCAAGCCCGTAGAGCGGGCGCGGCTTCGGGAATGGAAAGCGCGACCAGCAATGATCGCCGTTCGGCAATTCGACCCAGCAGACCATCGGAGTTTCCTTATCGCCGCCGCGAAGATCGTGGCGCAGGACATAGCCAAGCGGATCGCCGTTCTTGCGGAAATATGGAAACACCATCGACGGCGCGAACGCGCCAGTGTTCTCGCGCTTGGGATTGTAGATGCTGATCCGCTTCCCGACTTCGATCGCGCTATCTGGTGTCAGAAGCTTGATCCCCTTGTATGGGTCGCGCGGCTCGATCACCTTTGGCTTTACGTTCGGCCCGGCCTTGCCACCGCCCAAAATCTTGATCGCTTCGGGAAGGCCGACGCCTTTGATCTTCTGAACGAAGTCGAGAACGTCGCCACGTTCACCGCACCCAAAGCACCAGAACCGCCAAATGCTATCATCACGGCCAGGATAGATCGTGAACGATGGAGTATCTTCGGAATGGAACGGGCAGCACCCTTCCCATTCGACGCCGCTCTTTTGCAGCTTGACGCCATAGCTCGCGGCGGTATCGACAAGAGAGACATCACGGCGCAGGCGCTCCACATCGTTCATATTTAGCCCCTAGAATTAGTGTTGCGTTTATCACAACACAACTCAACACGCGATGCAATTAAAAAACCGACCTGTGAAGGCCGGTTTAGCTGTGGATGCGATGCGCCGCACGCCGCATTCAAGCTGCCAGGCAAGGGCTTATGTTGCGCTTTTCCCTACACCTTGCGCATCGTCGGAAGCGACATACAAGATAGAGGTCAAGTCCTCGTCGGTTCGGGCTATCCCAGCCCGGCCACCAGCGGCGACAACAGCCGCAACATAGTTCTTCTGCTCATCGGTGGCGCGCCCGCGCGCGCCCTTGGTTTCGACCGAGGCGAATACTGCGACGGTCGAACCGACCATTTCGGCGGTTATCTCGACCGGCACCCACCCGACCAGATCGGACATGCCGGGCACCCCAGCGCGGAAAGGGCGAGGGTTGCGAATTGTGATCGAGCCGTCGCGGTTGCGCGTCACGTCGCCCACCCAGGCCAAGCCGACATTCATGCGGAACAGGCGCGCGCCGAGACTGGTCGCGCGCTTCATGCAGCGCCGCATGAAGTCGGTTTCGCCTGCCATGATCAGAACGGGATATCGTCGTCAACGTCAGGGGCGGTGCTCGCGCCGCCTCGATTGGCACCAGGCCGACCGCTGGACGCGCTATTGCCTGGACGGCTCGAATTATCGTTGGCGTCCGATCCGCCGCTATTCCCGCCGCCCGTGCTCAACATGGTCAGCGTGCCACCGAAGCCGGACAGGACAACCTCAGTCGAGTAGCGATCCTGCCCGTCCTTCTCCCACTTTCGGGTTTGCAATTGGCCTTCGATATAAACCTTGTCGCCCTTGCCAAGATACTTCTCAGCGATACCGGCCAGCCCTTCGTTCCAGATCACGACGCGATGCCACTCCGTGCGCTCGCGCTTTTCACCCGTGTTCTTGTCCTTCCAGCTTTCAGACGTGGCAATCCGCAGGTTTACAACCTTGCTGCCATTGTCGAGCGTTCGGACCTCAGGGTCCGCGCCCAGGTTCCCAACTAGAATTACCTTGTTCACCGAACCGGCCATTACATATTTCCTCTCATTACGAGCCGGTATCCCCGGCGATAGCCGACATTCTCCACAGAGACGCCGGAACCCTCGATACGCTTCCGAAGGCGGCACAGCGCCACCTTGAAAGCGTCGTACATTTTGGTGCGAGACGGCCCGCCGTCCGGGTCATCGGCATACATGGCGTCAAAGATGCGCTCGGTCTTGACGGGCAATCCCTTGCCCCGCCAGATCGCCCGCAAAATGTGCGCCTCGAAGTCCGTCAGGCCATAAACGTCGATGACGATTTCAACCGTTGGAACGTTCACGGCCTGACCGCAGCACGGGCACGCCAAGTCTGGAGTGTGAATAGTTTCGACCAGCCCCATTAAGCCCCCGCCCTTTCTGGATGCTTTGCTTGCCTCCCGGTCCAGACGTGCGCCGCCCATTTCTCGGGCGACTTGTACCCGCGCGCCGTTGCCAGCCGGACCAGATCATCCAAGGTCTGCGCCCTGCCCTGCTCACGGCGTCGATCGCGGCGCACCGCCTCAACGTCGATTTCCTCAAGCTCGCCCTCGACCTCGCCAAGTGTTCGGCCTTGAGCCACATAGACGTGCCCGCATTCAGGGCATTTCGGCGTCGGGGAGTGCGCCGCGAAGCATGACGGGCAGGTGCGAACCGCCTCGCCGCCGCCGCCGCCCTTTTTCTTTTCCCGCCCAGCCAGCGACCATTCCCGATCGTCGTCCGGGAAGCCGTGTCGAGAGAAGTTCCCGGCCAGATCGAGAAGGATATGGGGATCGCCACCATCGGCCCGGAGCCCGCGCCCGTACTTCTGCAAATGCTTGGCCAGCGATTGCGTTGGCGAATAGTCAAGCACCGCTTCGACCGTCACGTCTCGACCAACCTGAGCGCTCAGATCGAAGCCCTCGCAGAACAATTGGCAGTTGACGATCAGGTCAATTTGCCGGTCGGCAAAGCCGTTGAAGGCCGAGACGCGATCGGGCTGGGCAGTGTTCCCGTCGAGCGCGACAGCCATGATCCCGTTGGCGCGGAACTCGGATGCAAGCTGCTCAGACACAGCCACGGACGGCGCGAAAGCGATGGTGCGCCTGCCTTGGGCAAAGCGCCGCCAGTGCCTTACCGCACCGGCCAAGACAGCCTTGCCCGACATGAGGTCATCAAGTTCAGACGTGACGTATTCGCCGCCTCGCGTGTGAATGCCCGTCATGTCGATACCGGCAGGCGCGAACGCGCGATATTTGGAAAGGAACCCCTGGTCGATCAGCCATCGGACAGACGGCCCCATGACCATCGTATCCCACACGTCGCCAAGGGGCTTCCCGTCCAGGCGCTCCGGTGATCCGGTCAACCCGATCCGGCGAGCCTTGGCCTCGTCGTAATGTTTGGCGACCGCTGCCCATCCGCTCGCTGCCGACAGGTGCGCCTCATCGACCAAGACGTAATCGGCTGGATATTTCCCCAGCCGGTTCTTGAGCGTGGCGATCGAGGCGATGAACACTTTGCAGTACGGGTTATGATGATAGCCCGCCGCGATGTAAGAAAACCGAATGCCGAACCGCTCGAAGGTCTTGGCGGTTTGCGTGATCAGATCGACCCGGTGAACGCAGAAGATCACCCGCTTGCCAGCATCAGAGATCAGCTTGATCAGGGCGGCGGCAAGTACGGTTTTTCCGAAGCCGGTCGGCGCGTAGCAGAGCACCGACCCATACGTGCGCAGGGCCACCCGGAGCTTGGCGCGAACATCTTCCTGATCCGGGCGCAGCGTAATCATCAGCGCCCCTTACCGATATAGGCGCGCTGCCCGTGCGCGCTGCAATAACTGCCGCGCTCAACCGCGCTGCCGCAGTATCCGCCATCGACGGGCCAGCGGCAGGAAGCCCCGGCCAGGTCCATGATCCCGATCGGCGCAACCCCGGCTAACGGTTCCCATGCCCCGGCAGGAGCGGCGGGCATCGGCTCGGCAATGGTGACGGAGCGCGGCGGCGCAATTCGGACAGGCTTGGGTTTGGGCTTTGGTCGCGGCGTCGGACGGCTGGTGCCACCCGCCAGCGTAAGGCTATTCCGGCGCGCGAAACCAATGATAGCATTTCGTGTAACGCCGCCAATCTCAGCGGCAACGGATGCGGCTGAGTATCCAAGGCTGAGATATTCGCGAACCGCCTTGACCTTCTGATCGCGGCTCATCTTTTGCCACGTCATTTCCCCGTCACCACCCGCCTGATTTCCTGTTCGTGCGGGGCCATGCGATGCAGGCGAGCGGCCAGCGCCTTGAGATCATCAACCTCAGCGGCTTCGATCAGCATGTACGTTTCAGCCGCGACAGCGCCGGTGCTCATGTGGCAGCGCTTCACCAAGTAATCCATGAACTCGGCTTGCTGCTGGATGGTCATGGGCGCGCGCTCGATCATCGTTGATCCGGCGTCAGATCGCTGGCGGTCAGGTTCACGCCCAGCCTCTTGGCGGCGCTGAGCAGCATTTCCTGATCGCGTCCGGTGATCAGCCCTTTCTCATCGCGAAGGGCGCGACTGACTTTCGACCTGTGGCGACCTAGCTCGCGCGCCAGTGCGGCGGGCGACATGGAGAATTTCGCGTGGACTTTCTGCCAGGGCGTCTTGTGATTTTCGGGCCGGTAAGCCACTGCTATTAGCTCCGCAAACGATGTGATTACCGCAACATACGTTGCATTTTCCGCATCGTCAACAACGAGAATTCACCACGTTTTCAGTTTCTCACGGCGGGCGTTGCTCGCCCTTGCGCACCGTCTTGTTATTTGTTGCGAAAAATGCAACTTTTGCCCCTTCAACCTTTGGCCTGTTGAGGAAGGCGCTAGTGGCAGAGGACAATAAGCAAGTCATTGATAAGAGATGGTTTTTCAGCCGACTAGAAGAACAGAACAAATCTGTCCGCGCGCTGGCCCGCCATCTTGAAATTGACCCGTCTGCCGTCTCGCGCATGTTTTCGGGTCAAAGACGCATGAAAATGGAAGAAGCAAATGCAATAGCGCGGTTCTTGAACGCCCCGGTGTCGGAGGTTCTGACACACGCCGGGGTATCTCTGGAGCCGGTGCTGTCCAGTCGGATCGTTCTGGCGGCCACGATCGGCGGCAAGGGGGAAGTTGAGCGGATGCACGAGCCCAAGCCGCTCCCGCAGTCCGTCATCGACCGCGCGCACGCCGCTATCGGCTCAGGGAATGGGAGGATCATAGCGGCGCAAATACGAGCCCAGTCCGGCCCGCTGGCCATGTGGGACGACGCCGTGGTTTTGTTCGACCATACTGAAATCGTTGACCCAGGCGCGATCGGCGTCATGTCTATCTGCCGGTTGCGAGAAGGCAAACAGATCATGGCTAAGATCGAACGGGCAAGGAAGACGGGTGAGGCGCTGGTGCGCAACCCGGACAACACTACCAAGGAAGTCCAGCTAGATACGGCAACGCCTATCCTGGCCATTATTCCCTAAGAGATTGGTTGCGGGTGCCGGACTTGAACCGGCGACCTCGTGGTTATGAGCCACGCGCGCTACCACTGCGCTAACCCGCGCCACCAATGTTGCGTTTTTCACATTCGTTTTTGATGCTGCCAACCATATGTCCCTGAATTCCTGAAATTCAGTGTTGACATAATCGCATCACTGCCCCTAGTGTTGCGTTTGTCACAACGATCACAACATTCAGCAACACATCAGGAGCCTTCGATATGAACGAGATTGCCACGACAGCGAAAATCGAAAGCGGCGCTGTTCCCGCGAAGATCAAGCCCGGCATTTATCCGGGCATCGACAACGACGCCTACCATCAGGGTCCGGGGGTTTCCAAGTCCGGGCTTTGGACGATCTACACCAAGTCGCCCGCGCACTACCGCTTTGCCGAGCGCGAGGAAAAGAACCATTTCGATTTCGGCACAGCCTGCCACTTCGCCATTCTCCAGCCTGAACTCTTTGAGCCCAGCGTCATGCGCGGCCCGAAGGACCGGCGCGGCAATCTCTGGAAGGACGCGCAGGCCGAAGCCGCGAACTCTGGCCGCACCCTTCTGATCGAAAGCGAGTATGACGCCGTGCTCACGATCCGCGATGCAGTTCACGCCGACGCCTGGCTGAATGCGCTGATCGTCAGCCCGCACTCTCAGGTCGAGCACTCGTCTTACTGGATCGACCCGGAAACCGGCGTCCTTTGCCGCTCCCGGCCCGACCTTTACCGCTCCGACCTGGGCATCATCGTTGACGTCAAATCGACCGTCAGCGCCCACCCGAACGACTTCGCCCGGAGCGTCATCAACTACGGATATCACGCGCAGGAAGCCTTCTACACGGATGGCCACCGCGCCAACGGCCAGCAGGTCGAGGGTTTCGTGTTTCTCGCCTGGGAAAAGAAAACCCCGTTCGTTACGGCCCGCTATGAACTCCCGCCGTCGATCGTGGATGAGGGCCGCGCCATCATGCGCAAGTCCCTCACCTATTACGCCGAATGCCAGAAGGCCAATGCCTGGCCCGGCTATGCCAGCGAGATCACCGAACTCGCCTTCAAGCGCTGGAGCTATCAGGAGATCGACGCCCCGGAGGGCGACGAGGAATGAGCCAGCAAGCATCCTTCAACGTCACCGTTCAGGGCCGGGAAGCCGTCAGGCTGCTCGAACACCTGATCAACCCCGCGCTCAAGGATTACGGGTGCGTTGTGGAATGGCCGGGGTATCCGGCCAGCCATCAGATCACAGTCCACATCGACAGTGATGACCTGGACGCAATCACGGGGGAGCCCGATGGCCAGCATTGACCTCTCGACCCTCAAGTTCTGGAACGCGGCACTGTTCATCCGCCGCGCTCCAGAGCGCGACCAGAGCATTGCGCAGCGCGTCCTCAGGGACGTGGTGAAGCACTCAACCGGGACGCTGAACCAGCGTGCCACCGAACTCATGAAGGAGCCGAACAATGGCACAGGCCGTTGCTACCCAGGATAGATCGCTGAAAGGCCAGATCGCCAACATGCAGGGCGAATTCGCCAAGGCCCTGCCCGGACACATCACCGCCGATCGGTTTGTCCGCACCGCGCAGACTGCGATTTCGCTGACCCGGAACATTGAGAAGGTCAAGAACCCGCAGTCGCTTCTCGCCGCCTGCACCAAGGCGGCGGCGGATGGCTTGATCCTCGACGGGCGCGAGGCCGCGCTTGTCGTGGACTACAATGGCGAAGTCCAGTACCGCCCGATGATGCGCGGGCTTCTCAAGCTCGCCTACAACACCGGCATGGTGAAGTCGATTAGCGTCCAGATCGTGTGCGAGAACGATGAATTCGAGTACATTCTTGGCGACGAGGAACGCATTGTTCACAAGATCGATTTCAAGCAGAAGCGCGGCGAAGCCTATGCCGTCTATGCCGTCGCGCACATGAATGACGGCGCGGTCATGCGCGAAGTCATGACCGTAGAGCAGATCAACAAAATCCGCGACAGGTCCGACGCCTACAAGGCGTTCAAGGCCAAGAAGATCAAATCGACGCCGTGGCACACAGACTGGGAGGAAATGGCGCGCAAGACCGTGTTCCGCCGCCTCTCCAAATACCTGCCGTCGAGCACAGAGCGCGATACCTTCCACCAGGCGGTCGAACGGATCGATGATGATTACACGTTCGACATTGACGCGGAGCCGACGCAAACCGCGCCCTCACCCGAGCGCAAGAAGCGCGGAGCCGCAGCGGCCAAGCTCAAGGATATCACGCCGAAGGCAGCGGCCCCGGCCAATGATGAGCCGGAGCACGATCCCGAAACTGGAGAGGTTTTCGACGGCTATGATCCTGATGATCCGGGATACACCGACGATCCCGACATGCAGCCGGGGGACGACATATGATGAGCGACATGACCGCCGATCTTGCGGGCGTCCCGAGCTTCGCCCGGATCGAGATCACGCTTTCTGGCCGTGACGGCTTGCCGGTCATAGCCGACGAACTTCGCCGCCTGGCCACCGAGCTTGAGGAAACCGGCCAGGCCAATGCTGACCCCGCCGCGATGATTGTCGCCTACCACAAGATCAAGGCGACATCGAAGAAGCTGAGAAATGGGCACTGACATGCAGAGCGACCGCGCTTCCGCGCCAGATCGTTCGTCTTGGGACGACTTTGCCGAGGTCGGATATGAGCGTCTGGCAGGCGTCTTGCAGCAGGCCCACGATCAGGCCGCAATGGGGAAGGGTAACGCACGCCACGCCAACGGCAAGCCCTTCCTCAAGCAACCGATCATGGAGATCGGGCGAATGGTCGGCACCGGCTATCTGACCGGGCAGATCATGAAGAAGGCTCAGGAGGCAAACAGCATGGCCGGGCGCGGCGATCACAGCGCCGCCAAGGCCGAAATCCTGGGCATCATCAACTATGCCGCAGCGGCGTTCCTTCTGATCGAAGAACGCGGCCCGGACGCTATGCAGCGCATGGCAAGCAGTGCCTACCCATCCACCACTCACCTACCGCCATCGAAAGGATAAGCATCATGGCAAACCAGACTGGTATCGCAATTGTCGTCAAGGCATTCCTACCCACCGGCAAGACCCTGGACGAGCAGTTCAACGCGCTGAGCATCGTCAAGACCGCTCACGAAACCGGCGACTATGCACCGCTTCTGGCAGCGGCCAGCGTTGAGGAAGTGAGGGCCGAACAGAAAACACGCCGTATCGATGATCCGGTTGAGCCGTCACCCGAGCCGCAGACCGAACCAGAGCCCCAGCCCGAGACAGCCGACGCCGACGCAGAGCCGGAACAGGCTGCATTCGACACCGGCGACGGCGACGGCGACGGCGACCAGGAGCCCGCCGAGCAAAAGAAGCGCTCCGGGCAAAAAGCTGCCTAAGCTGTTGCGTTAATCGCAACAGACTGGTAATGAGAGGGTTAGCGTTTAAACGTTGACCCTCTTATCGTTTCTGGAGCGAAGTCCATGACCGCCGCGACCCACGAGTGCCTAGAATGCGGAAATCGCATCACAGCCCGCCGCAGATCGAAATTGTTCTGCTCACCTCATTGCCGACAGGTTTTCAACAATCGACGCATGGCACGCGGTGCGGAAATCTATGATTTGTTCCGCGCGTTGCGCCGGGAGCGCAGCGAAGCCAAGCGGCTCAATCTCTGGACTGAGATATGCAGGCTGGAACGCTCATGGCAGGACGAGGATGAGATCAAGCGTCCTGGCCGTCGCTCTTACATGCCACCCAAAAAAGCCCTTGCCAATCTTCTCGACAAGGGCTCGATCCCGCGCGGCCAGACTTTGGTGAAGTCGTACTTTACCGGGAGAGCTTCCGCGCGATGAATGTCCCGGCGTCACCGATCACGATGGCGGGCACAAGTACCAGCGCCATGTTGTGGATATGCGGCGGGACATCGACCACGACGAGATTGAGCCCGAGCCACGGGTTGATAATCTGCACCAGGTAGATCGCCGCCCACCACAGCCCGAATGGAACCACGATCAGCCAGCGTCCGACGCGCGTGGCGCTCCAGCGATCCGCCGCCTCAGCCACCGCGATATCTCGTGCCGCTTCGATACTCTTGATCGTCCGTTCGGCATCGAGCTTCTTTTCATCGGTGTCCGCCTGGAGCTTGGCCTGCCAGGCGCGTTCTAGCGGGCCGGTGAATTTCTCCACCACCCCGCCAAGAAGAAGGTCCATGAGCCATTTCATTCGATGACGCCCCGGAATGTGCCCTGCCGACGCTTTCGCGTAACCTCAGCCTCAGGGTCATTGGGCAGCACCGCAGGGTGCGGGCGCATGGCGATGTTCAGCACCACCACGGCAAGGCTGACATAAGGGAGATATTCAGCCGGGATGATACCGCCCCAGTTGTAGCCAGCCAAGGCTTGCAAGATTTCGGGGAGAATGATCAGGACGCCAGCCAGAGCGTTGACGATCCAGGTGCGCCAGCGGCGCAAGGTGTTCCACATATGTGAGCCTCCTTGGAAGAAGGCTCACGATAACCTCAGATGGTTGAGCGCTTTTCTCAGCCCGCGAGCGAGAACCCGCCATTCACGGTGAACTGAAACACAAGCCCGATGAACAGCAAGACCACTGCCCATATCGCCTTGACGATATGACCATTGAGCCGGTCAACACTTCTTTCGATCCGCGTAAGCGACGTGTTGATATGAGGCATAGTCGTCTCAAGCACTGTGACGCGGGTTCCCAAGGCCGTAACCCTCCCGTGGATTTTCTCAATCTCCGCGCGCGTTTCGGCGTCCATTGTTCCGCAGCCTCACAAATATGCAATCGCTGCCGGACTATCGACGCCCAACGGTTGAGTAATAAACGCCGCGCGAGGCGGATTGTTCACTCACCATCAAGCGCGGCGACCTCATCGAGCACCTGCTGCTTGGTGAAGCCCAGCCGCTCGATCGTCGTCAAATCCTCCTGATCCTGCCAGTCAGGATCGATATCGGGGCCGTCATATTCCGGCTCGCCATAGCCTTCCGGGTATTCCGCGACGTTGACCCGGATCGTCATCGACCCGGCAAGGTTGCGCATGGCGTCGGCAAACTCTGGTGTGCCGCGAAGGCTTTCCAGATCGGCGCGCGAATTGATCGTCGGTCCCATTTCTACGTCTCCATTTCCAGTGATCGCAAAAGGTTGTGTGCATCGGCCCATTGCGCATGGCCGATCCACGACGCGACGAAGCGCGAGAGTTCTTCGCCCTTGCCCATCGCCCGCATGACGCGGATTTTCCGTTTGGCGCGCGTCACGCTTTGCCGCCTCAGCAGCTTGTGGCCATCCCATATGCGATAGCCGAGAAAATTGACGCCACGACTCGCCGAGGCGACCGACCATTTCGAGAACCGCAGCCCCAGGCGTTCCGCTGAAAACCGTTCGATTTCCTCTTTCACCCGATGCAGGTGCGCCGGATCATGGCCCAGGACAACCAGATCATCCATATACCGATACCAGGTCGGTTCATGGAGTTCTTGCTGCAAAAACCGATCGACAGCGCCGCCATACACATTGGCGAAAAGCTGGGAAGTCAGACTGCCGATCGTGAGGCCGATACCTTCTGGCGGCACCATCGTTTCGATGATCCGCATCGTTGCCGCGCAACTGATCTTTTGGCGGATCAGCCCATGCAGCACCGCCCTATCGATCGACGGGAAGTATCGCGAGAAATCGGTTTTGAGGAAATACACTGGCGCGCGCCGGGACATGCGGCGCAGTTCCGATTGCAGCGCGACAACGCCCGCGTGTGTGCCCTTGCCTTCCCGGCAAGCATATGAGCGGGGCAAGAATGTGCGCTCGAATATCGGGCCGATGACATTGCAGAGCGCGTGTTGCGCAACGCGGTCGCGGAAGGGCAGAGCCGTGATCAGTCGAGCCTTGGGCTCATAGACATAGAACGTGTTCGGCGTTCCGGGCTGGTAATTGCCGGTGTGCAAATCATAGGCGAGACGCCCAAGATTGCATTCGGCATATTCCTTGAAGGTCAGCGCCCCGTGTGTGAAGCGCCTGCCTTTCGCGGTCTTGTAATACGCTGATCGCATATTCTCATCGGTGACAATGCGTTCGATCAGATGTCTATACTTCTTCCCCAAAACCGCGCCTCGCCTGAATGAAAATGCCGGTCGCGGGTTTCGACGCCGTGGCGCTACTCCCCGCTTTACCGAACCCCGAAATGTGTTTGCCGAAGCAGGTTGAAAAGGCTGACCATCATAAAGAGGTCGGCCTGCGAGGCCGTGACCATCGCAGAGCCGGAAACTGATCGTCACTGCGCCCGCGCGCCCCGATGTTGTTGTTCGAATTCCAAGGGTAGTTGTTCCAATTGGACGCGCGCGAACCCGCGTTCGAGGCATTGTCCCAATTGCCCCCGAGTAGGGCGAACCCACCAACATGTTTTCCCCCTTCAACCCCCACCCTTCACTGACTTGATCCAGGCCCCAACCATCCTGCCGACTTCCGCAAGATGCTCAGAAGCGATCCTGTGTTGGTTCGGAGTGATGATCTTGCGGGCTGGAGAAGCCAGGAAGCGCAGCCAAAACCGCAAGAGCGCCAGATTGGCGTCAGCGGAATAGAGGCGGGAAGCCTGCCGAGACTTGCCCGCGATAATGAAAAGATCGACCTGAGCGAACATCGCCGTCAGCGCACTGTCACGGGCAATGCCGTGCTTGCGTGGGCAGTTCTGCAAGATCGGATACATATACTCGATGAAGCGTTCATATTTCTCGACAACGGCAAGCTGCTGATAGCCGCTCGTCTCATCGACAGCCATTCCAGCGCTTCCATCTGCCATGGGGATGCCGCCCCTACCGGGGCGGCTAGACATGGTTCAGGTGGTCACTGCGCCCGCGCGCCCCGAGG